CACTGACAACTGGACTTTCAAACCCACCTCAGATAGCATTGACCTTCCCACCGGCGACGAAGCCACACGCAGGGCTGCGTGCTGCGATCCACCGCCTGGCAAGTGCTCAGGCAACGCGGCCCCAACCACCGACTTCAGTTGTACCGGCGGCTGGACTCTCAAGTCCACCTCAGATAGAATTAACCTTCCCACCGGCGACGAAGCCACACGCAAGAGTGCGTGCTGCAATCCACCAGTCAACACCTGCACAACGGCTTATGGTGACTCACCAGGAACAGGAGTAAATCATCCGTGTAATGTATATAAGATGGCAGACGATGGTTACAGTCCAGAAGAAATCGCCGCTAATCCACCGTGGTATGGACCTATAGATAGTCCTGATGGTACGGATAATCTTGATACTTCTCACCCTGGAATAACATCGACTAACTTCGATACTTGCTGTACAGCTTCAACTTGGCCCAATTATTGCGCGGTAGAAGATTGGTCAAAATCTGATTATGCTTCCTGGACAACTTCATTGGGATGTTATTTCCAGGGTTCCTAATAACCCATATTTGTCTAATAAATCTTTTTATTATCTATTGTATTACTATATATAATGCATCCTGAATTTTGGGGACCGAGTGGATGGAAGTTTCTTCATTCTGTAACCTTTCAATATCCTATAAAACCTACTGTAAATGATAAAGCTCATTATAAAGAGTTCTTTAATTCTCTTAAACATACACTACCTTGTGAAAAATGTGCCTATCATTATACAGCTCATTTAAGAAAGTTTCCTATTGATAGTGCTCTTGAAACAAGAGAAAAACTTGTAAGATGGCTTATTAATGTTCATAATGAAGTTAATAAATCTCTTGGAAAAAGAGAATATTTTTATGAAGAAGTCATTGATATTTATAAAGATGAAATGGATGGAGTTTTAGGAAGAGTATCTTTCACAAATACTCTCCTTTTAATAATTATATTAGTATTCTTATATCTTCTTATTACTGGAAGAATAAGAATTACACAGAATATTTATTAGATATAAATATATTAACTATTAATATATACTGTTAAATAATGTCAGATGATACTTGTTACACAGAAAACTATAGACCTAGTTGTGAACTTGTAGGTACAGGTGGTGCTCTTTCAGAGCTCGGATATATGAGGACTGATACGAATGAAATCGTAGAGATAGAATCAGATGTTCAACAGTATGAATGTGATAAGTTTTGGACAACATTGGCAGATAGTACTCCTAATTCTAGTTCAGCTTTTTTAAGTGAGAAATATCTAAGTGATCCTAGAGCTGTTCCTAGTTCTTACTATAATAATGATGGCGATGAAAGTAATAGGAAATTAGCTGTGAAATGTATGCCTAGAGGAGGAGGAGGTGAAGATTCGGGGTGTATGAGTCCTTTAAAATATTTTGTTGAAATACCTAATATTCCAGAAGATCCTCAACAGAGAATGGTAACCTGGGAACAATTATTCACATCTATGAGAGAACAATTTTTAGATCCAAATATATGTCAAAGAACTGAGTCTATTGGTCCTACTAATGAAAATCCAGTTATGGTCTGTAGACAAGATATATGTGAAGCTGGTATGGTATTAAAGAATAATCCAACATTCGAAATCGGACTATCACCTACATCTGATTTGTGTTGCGAGCCTGCTGTTTGTGAAGAACGTGTGTGTGAAGAGGGTATGGTATTAAAGAATAATCCAACATTAGAAACCGGGCAATCACCTACATCTGAATTATGTTGCGAGCATGCTTATCCCAATACTGCTACTGCTGCTGCTACTAATCCTGCTGCTACTAATCCTGCTACTTATCCTGCTGATACTTATCCTGCTGCTACTAATCCTGCTGCTACTTATCCTGCTGCTACTCCCCCTAATTTAGTTGAAACCGCTGCAGAAGAAATTACACCAGATAATAAGTGTCATATAGGTCATATTTTACAAATAGTTACTGATATTAATAGTCAAACATCGGGTACTGAAAATCATATCAGTAATACGTGTTCCAATGGTGATACTCTTAATTCTGGAGAAACTTGTTATCTTTATTGTAATTCTTTTAAAAGTGATGGATCTACTCCTACAACAGAAGAACTAGAAGGTGCTCCAATAGGAACAGAAGATTTTCCTAGTAAATCATCGAGAATATCCTGTGGATCTGTAAGTACAGGACAAGAACTTAATTGTGCTCCCGATGATTCTAGGATTGAAGGTGATATGTGTCCCCATAGTCATCACATATATTTGAAATGTAGTGATGACATTGAAGAGATAGAAATAGATTTTGAAATTGACGCAAAAACCGCTACAGCAGGCGGATTAGTTACCACTGCTTTAGCAGTAGCCGGTTATTTGATATTCTTATAATTTATGAAATAATATTCATCGTTTAACTCATATTTTTTTCTTTTCTATTAATATATGCCGAGAATAAAGAAATTATTAGTAGATAAATTATATTCTGATAGTGATATTGCCAAGAGAGAAGGTAAATGGTATTCTGAAAAAGACTTAAAATATCCTGTAATAAGATCTAATATTGATGTTTATTATATTGCTGAAGACGGTTCTGAAAAATTATTATTAAAGTTCCGAAAAAATAAACTCACGGGTAATTCTGTTCAAAAAGGTTGGGAATCTTATAAAGATTTAGCTAAAGCAAGTAGAGGTAGAGGAGCATCAGCGGGACCTATTGATACAAATGGAACTTATTGGACGAAACGTAATATTGTGAATACAAATAAATGGTCAACTGGTTATCTTACTCCTAAAGGAAATGAATTAAAAAAAGAATTAGATCTTCTAAATCTTTCTGAAATTCAAGAAAAAGTAAAGAGTTGTGAAATAAAATGTTCTGAAGATGATATGAAAGATAAAGATAATTTAGTACATCTTTTAATTAAGAAAGATGGAGGTGTTTCTAAGATGAAAGTGAATAATCAAGTCGCTTCAAATCCTATAGGATTTTATGAAGCTTCTAATAATTTCTCTAAATTACCTTGTCGATTAACTCATTTTACAAGGACTAATTTTGAGAAATATAATGAAGGATTATGTTTTATTAAAGAGATTGATAATCAATTCAAGAAACTTGTTCCCGAATCTTACAAGAAACAATTAGATAGAGCAAATACAAAGACTCATTTAAAGATCCCAGACACTTGTTTTTCAACTATAACAATTAATCGTAATTTCAGAACGGCACAGCATAGGGACGCTGGAGATTTTAGTGAAGGTTTTGGTAATCTTTCAGTTATTAAGAGAGGTAAATATCAAGGTGGATATACAGCTTTTCCACAATTCGGTATAGCGGTAGATGTTGATACGGGAGATTTTTTAGCAATGGACGTTCATCAGTGGCATTGCAATACTGAACTATATGAAACAGAAGAAGATAAAGCTTATAATGAAACTATTGATGCTGATTATCATGACAACCCTGATGTAGGAACAGTCGGTATTTATGAAAAATATACTCGCTTAACATTCGTATGTTATTTAAGAGAAAAGATTGCAAAATGTCCTGATAGTGTAGATCCACGATTCTTAACTAAATCCGGACATAGTAAGATTGAAGTATGAAAGATTTAATCATATTGTAATCCATATTTCTTTACATATTTATCTTTTTTCACTCTGTAATCATTATTATACAATGATAATAAAGTTTTGTAAATAAAAAAATACCATCTTTCAAATACTAAGACTTGCCACACATTATTAAGTTTAAAGATACTTTTAATGAAATAGTAAGTTATTGGAGTTCTCAAGAATAAGAGTAATTTTAATTGTTTATATTTTACATAATTACGTAAACAACCTAATGTAGGAGTTACAAGATATAAAAATAGTGATGAATTAAGATTCATAATTAGATATTAACTACATTATATTTTTAAGTGAGTTTCAAAATAATATAAATGAAACTTGGTATCACATTGAAATATGATAATCATGGTGACGATTATGCTGTCCCTGATCTTTATTTCATGAAGGGAAAGAAAGAGGCGAGCAGAGAAGAGGTGGAAAATGTTATGAAATATGTTATTGATGGTGCAAAGAAGGATATTTACTCTTTATGAGTTTTATTCATTAAAACAAGAACATAAAAAAGATTATGAGAGTTAATGCTTGTTCAAAAGTGATAGCTTTAAAACCTCTTAAATCTCCTCCAAAGTTCTTAATAAACACTGGTGCGGTTGAATTGTAAGAATACTGAACAACAAGAACCTTAAGTGTAATAAAAAGAATAACTGCTAACAAAATCTTGAATGGATGAACATCTGTCAAATCTCCCATTTTCAAACGACCCCCGCCAAGCATAAAACTACCGTTCATTTATATATATCTAAATATTTTATTTATCTGCGAATAATTCTTCAAGTTTCTTATGATTTTCTATATCATCTTCTGAATACTTAAGTTCTAAAACTTGTTTTACAGGATTTTTAACTTGATTTTGAATATAGTGCTCAAAATCTAATTCTAAACCTTTCTCTATAACATAATTTGGGAGTTCAATCTTTTCACCCTGAAGAACTTTCTTCTTTTTTATACGAGTTTTACCATTCTTAAATTGTACAACTTCTTCGGTCAAACTCTTAGGAAGCTTGAAATATACAAAGGGGATACGGTCACTCGCTTTAGGTTTATTCCCCGGATCTCTAATTGCTATTCTATCTGCAAGAACTTTATGTGCAATTTGACTAGGATTTTTATAATATCCTCTTAAAGATTTTGTGATAATATATTCATTCATATGTAGTTTACCACCTCTTATCTCATCAAGAATATTTCGAATCCACTTTAAAGCTCCATCAAAGTCCTTTTCAACCATAATTTTTTCAATCATATTTCCGAATACGTGTTTCACAATTGGAGCATTATCTCTTCTTTTCATTACGATCCCCATAGATGTTCTAGAACATTTATTAGGATTGAACTCGTATTTATCTCCAATATATCTTTTCTTAGAAATAAGAATGAATGGATAGAAAGTTTTTTCATATTCTAACACTTGAGGATCGTGCATAATTTTATCAGTAATCCATTGACCCGCTTCATCTCCACATTGTATACACCATTCTAAGGCTTCTTTACCTTCAAGAAGTTTACCATCTTTCATCCTTGAAAACTTAACGAATACTGAATCTGTATCTCCATAAATTACTTCGGGTTCAGGAATACCTTTTTCTTTGGCCCATTCAACTACTCCTCTTGAAGCATCGTCAATACGACTACGACCAATAGAAGTTGTACACGCGGCAATCTTATTCTTGTAGATGGGACTTGTTCTTGCTCCCATTTGACCATAAACAGAATTAGCTGTTACCTTATATGCGAGCTGTAAACCATCCCAAACCTTTTTCTTAAAAGGATCTGATTCTTTTTTTACCATGCCTTTAGCATTCTTTCTTTGATCTAGAAGATGTTTAAGAACCGTGGGAATAATACCGTGAGGTTTATCTTCTTCTTTTTTCTTAAAGTAACAAACCATTTTCTTTTGATCTTCATTAATAACTTTTTTGATGCTTTTTCCTTTTTCAATATATTCATAATTATCGTATTCAATTGTTTCATAATCTACATATTTCAGATATTTAGGGTCTTCAATAAGAGTTTCGTGAGATAGATTTTTTTCAATAATTGATGAAGGATACAATGAAGCATAATCCAACACAGATACAGGATCATCAAGATATATCCCTGGTTTAGGTTCAAGAACGATCGCCCCTTCATAACCTTCTCTAGGAGGTGGATTTTCTATTTCATCAAGTCTATCTTCAATTTGATAATCTTTATAAGGAAGTTGTCTTGGTACTTTGGGTTTTTTAGGTCTATCTGTTTTGATACGATTTTTCTTATTTTCTTTGAATATTTCATACTCACTATTATAGATTTCTAGTTTTTCTTCATATATTTCTCTATTTTCTATATCTTTAGATTTTTCATATTTCCAGTCTTTACCGGGTTTATCATAACGATCTTTGTATCTTTCATCAATTAGTAATTCTTTAGTCTCTTCTCTACCATTCTCTAAGAAGAACTTTGTATAATCGTGTGGTTTGCTTAGACGTTTAAGAGTAGGAATCATAACCCCTTGTTTTTCACACTCTTTTACAACAATTGAATACACTTTTGCTCCCTGACCTCTGAGATAAATATAGGAAAGAGGAACATAACAGACATTAGCCATAGAAACCCCATTAGTAATAATCTCAAGACTGAGTGAAAGATTAATACAAAGTTCACAATCTTGAATACAATATTTTGCAATATCAGCTCTATCTCTCGCCGTGCCTTTTTGATGTTTCTCAAATATGTCTTTGGGTGAAACATCATCCTTATTCAGACACCACTCATATTTGAAGATACCATTTTGCTTTTTATTAGAACACCAATTTTCTATCTTACTAGTTACATCTATAGTATAGATTTTATCTAGATCATCTTCATCTGGATAATCTATCTTTTTGATATAAAGTTTTTCACCATTATTATATAATTTTTCTCCAATATTACTATGAAACCTGAGAGAGATATAATCGCCAACTTTAAGATGTCCAATATCGGGAGTGTATATTTGGGTAATCTTAGCTCTGTTTCTATATTTCATTAATGAGATATTACCTCGGATAAAATGAGATGCTACATCATCAAGCTTATATGATTCTAGATTATGACTCTTTTGTATTTCTTTTTGAAGATCATAAAGGATTCTCCCATCCATTGTGATATAATTCAAATTATTGTCTCCTAATCCCGATGAACTAAGATTTTGTTTTTTCTCAGCACATTTCTTGTTGAAGTGTTCTTTATAGATTGTATGAGAACTATCAATATTTCCCATATTGTAAAATTGAGTTACAGGGCATGTAGGTCCGTGTGAGTATCCATTAGAGTTACAACCACATAACTCTTTTATTCTAATATTAATATATGAGAAATCAAAACCGAAGATATTGTAACCTGTAATAAAATCGGGATCAGCTTCTTTTATGAACTTCGCCCATTCAAGGAGAAGATGTAACTCAGACTCACAGCGGATGACTTCAATATGGGGATTTTGAACCTCAGGTATATCTGAACATATTTCTTCTTTGGGTGTATCATCTTTAGGACCTATAACCAAGATATGTCTGCGTTCGGGATAAGGTTCTCCATATTTTTGAATAACTGTTCCTATTTGAATAATTTTATCGGGTAGAACACGATTTCCCTTTTTTATAAGAGATTTATTCAGAAGATCATTCATAAGATTAATAGTTTTGTCTCTTAGTTTTTGGTCTTTAGATTTAAGATTATTTCTGATAGTATCATTATCAATTAGTTCTCTAGATGTTTCTTTTCGTGTTTCTTGAGATATAGGAGATTTAGTGTGTAAAGAATTAATAAAGTTTTCATCTTTCTTATCGAGCGAGAATGATATGTATTCTGTCATTTTATTTATAGCATCTTCATATGGTTCATCTGGATCATCTGAGTCATACTCGTAATAGGAATCAGGCCATTTTACCGCATGCTCATAAAGATCATTTGCGAGTTTTTTACAATCTTTCTTTGCAACTGGAAAATCACCGTGAGAACTATCACACTCAATATCAAATGATGCTATCTTAAAACCGTGAATATCCTTTTTATTAAGAGGTATTACTTTTTGATAAGGGACTTCATATGATTCGTGAGAAGAGAAGAGTTTTTTATAAAGAGTATGAACTTTATCGTGATCTATAGAAACCCAACCACATGGTTCAATCTTTTGTTTATGAATAAATCTTATAACTGGATGAATATTAGCTTCATATATGTTACTGTCACAGTTTTCAGTTAATTCTTGATCATACCATTGAAGGGCTATATGACTAATTTCACTTATTTTACCTTCCGATACTTTTCTTGAGATCTTACTATACATTTCTTTTATTGCTTCGATGTATTTATTCATAGAACTGAATGAGTTAAAAACCATTTTGACAAAGCTATATTTAATAGGTTTTCCCTTTTCATCACATCTAAATCCATAGAAATCTCTGGCAGTAATTCCTTCACAATCCTCATAATGTAGATCTAGTTTTGGATCATAATTCCATAAAGTTTTCACATAATTTTCAAAATAATATTCATAAACGTTCCCTTCACCTTTAATAAGTCGTTGCATGTTAGAGAACATTTTAAATTTAGATGAGATCCAATTATCAGGAACTTTTAAGAAGAAATAAGGATAAAACCCTTTCAAACAGTATATGACTTTTTTATCTTCTTCGGTTCTACCATAAAGAGTTATGATAAACTCTTTTGAACCTTCAATATCACTCATTATATCATCACTCTGAATATCGAGAATTTGGAAATTAGTCATAGTATAATACTATATATAATTATAATATCCTTTAATTATGTAATCAAATTTTAAGATTTTCAGATGTAAGATATAATTTATTGTATTTATATCTATGAAATATATATATATATCATAAATGAAAAACTTTTTTAATATAATATTTTCATTATTAGTATTAGGAATATTATACAATATAGCGACATACAATAGAGATTATACGAAAGTAATATCAAATGTAGATAATAAAGAATATTTAGTACGTAAATTATCAGATAAACAAGAAGCGGCAGATATGCTTGCACATATAAATGAAAACTTAACAAGATTAGTTAACAATGTTAAAACTGAAGATAGAGAGGGTGTAGAACAATTAAAAGAGTATTTTGATCCAAATAATATAACGGAGAATGGTCCGAATGGAAAGTATAAAGCTTATTCTGTAAATAAAGGGGAACAATTATCACTATGTTTAAGAAGTGTTAAAACAGATGAGTTTCTGGATATGAACATAATAATATTTGTAGCTATACACGAATTAGCACATATAATGACCGATGAGATTGGTCATACACAAAAGTTTTGGGATAATATGAAGTTCTTATTAGAGAAAGCTGTACATATGGGAATATATAAAGCCGTGAATTATAAAGATGAACCAGAAGATTATTGTGGTTTAATAATAAATAGTACACCATTGGAATTTGACTGATTTCTTTATTTATTTTATAAGATAATCTATAGATGTCGAAAAAAATGATAGAAGATTACTATCCTAAAATATATGATATATATCATTTTACAGATGGTAAACATTCCAAAGAGGATATTTATATATATGAAGATGATAGTATTCTTGAAGTTTATTATAAAATATCATCACAAGAAAAAATTACTCAAGAATACATTCATATATGGTATTTTGATGAGAATAATAAATATAATCTTTTAGGATATAAATATGAAGAGATTGAATCTTTAAAAGATTTGTATAGTTTAAAAGATGATGAATATATAAGTGAAAGTGTAGATGATGATGGAGAACAAATTATAAATGTTAAGAATTATGATATACATAAAACTTTAGAAAATATTGTGATAAAAGATAATCGTATATATTATACAACCTTAAATGATTATTTATCATATTCTAAAATAAATCCGAAGACTATAACAAAAGACAAATGGTCGGAGAAGATATCATATTTACATTTCATAAATGGTATAATAAGGATATACTGGCCAGAACTAACAGAATATCTTATAAATGATCAAAAGAATAAATTATTAGCAAAGCGTGTGAAGCGTTTAACTAAGATCGTAAAAAACACGGATGAAATATTAAATAAGTTTTATAGTTTTAAAGATATTATAAAACCATCAAATATATATATAAGTAATCTTATTTTAGACAATAAGATTACCAATGAAAATACAGTAAATATTGCTCAGATTTTTACAGATATGAAACTAGGTAAATATAAAGAATATGTTCTATTATTTTCAAAATTAATGATAGATAGTTATGAGGATTCACATTATAAAGTTTTAAAAAGTGTAATAAAGGATAAGAATTATCCTGAGAATCCTCTATCTGAGGGGGAGTTTGTTCGGTTAACAAAGGGAACTATTATCTCTTTACAAGATTTAAAACTAAGATATTTAGATATAAGACGTTCAGTATCATTGGTATTTTATAAAGATCATTTATTCATTCATCTAAACATAAATGATAAAGGTGTAATAAAACTTATAATACAATCTTTTATAGTGGATGATATAAATCAACAAGAAATTATCAAAGATATGAACTCATATATAGACGATAAGATAATATCTCAAAAAATATATTTTGGTTTAAATGGTGAGACAAAATTATTATCAGAAAGTTTTAATGATATATTCAAAAATCCGATTAGTATATTGAATTATGATTTAGAATATGATATAAAAAACTTTGATATAAAGGTATTAGAAAAAATGATAGATAATTTATCTATATTTTTTAGAATAGAGAATATAAGTGATTCAAAAATACATATAATTTATAAAAGAGTAAATGAATATAATAGTATAAGTGGGAAATTAAGAATGATTTCTAAAATAGTGAAATATACAGAAAAAAAAGAAGAAATAGTAAGTAAAATAGCAGATATATTTAATATATTGGATGAAGATGCGTTAGAGAATTATGAGATATGGACACATATGAGTAAAAAAGGATATAAAACCTATCAGGAGGGTATAGAATTAATAATAGAGGGTTTTAAAAGTTCACATATTAGAGTAAATATAGGTGGTTGTTCGAGTAAAAGAGAAATGACAAGAATAAATCATCTTATAAATGTATTAATGAAATGTTATTATGAATATATTGAGCATAAGAAAGATAAATTATCATTAATGAAAAAGAAAAAGATAGATGAAGAATTACTAGATTTTTCTGATGATGAAATTCTTGAGCATCAACAAGAAGCTCTTGAGCATCAACAGGGAGAAGTCCCCGATGATCAACAGAGTGAATTATCAAAAGAAAAATCTGTGGAAGATGATGAAGACTCAGGAAGTTCAGAAAGTATAGAGATGGGATTACTTGATGAGTTAGATAGTGATGAAGATGAATCATTTGGAGGATATTCAAATGAGATTAAAGGTGGAGGTTATGATTTAAGAAGCTACTATTTGAATCGTTTATCTAAGAATGCTAAATATGATAATGAATTATTTAAGTTTACAACGGGTAAATCACATCATTCAAAAAAGGGTGAATTAAAAGGAACATATGCGCGTTCTTGCTCTGCTAATTATTCGAGACACCCTATAGCATTAACGGAAAAAGAGTTAAATGAGATAAAAGATAATCCTGATTATGGTGAGGGTATAGGATACTCAAATGCGATTAAGATAGATGGAAGACCAACAACAATCAATGGTGATATATATTATATCTGTCCTAAGTACTGGGATGTAAAAAATGAGACACCATTAGATCCATTAAAATTGGATGATTTTAGAGAAAATGTATATGGTATGGATTATTCAAAAAATCCAAGTGGAGATCCTATAAAAACTACATCAAAAGATAAAGCTAATAGTGATAAATATGTTTTAGTAAGAAGTGGATATCATTGGACAAATGCCGGAGATGATATAATGAGATATAAAGTGGAGAGTATGAAAAATGTTCATCCAGACGGATTTGATTTACCATGTTGTAATGTAGAAAGATTGGAAAAGATTAGTAAAAATGATAAAATAGAATGGTATAATGAAAAAGAAAAAAAATGGATGAAAGGAGTTTGTATTAGTAGTGGTTCAGATAAGGATGATAGTAAACCATACACATTAAATATAGATATTTTGGGGGAGATAAAAGCTCCTAGAAAACTTATAAAGAGATATAAGGTAAATAATCATATAAGTAACTCACAACCTTGTAATGAGGGAAAATATTGTCATATAAATGATACACTAAAACAATATATAGGACAACATCTTGAAATGCCTAAAAAGGGTGAGAATGATAGAGGGATTTATAAATTAGGACTTGTAAGAAAAGGTATTAAAAAGGGTGGTGATAGTTTGTTATATACACTTTGTGAATTATTAAATAAGAAAGATATAAATACTTTGATATCAGATATTATAAAAGATTTGCATAAATGTGATAATTTATATAAGATTGCGAATGGATCATTTGTAAATACTTTTTATTCAGATCTAAATATTATAGAAAATAGTGATGTCCAAGATTATGTGAAATATTTAGTGAATCAGAAGGGTATAGTTAGCAGACATAGAGATATGCTTTTTAAAAATAATAATAAGATAAATAATCTTTTTCGTGGAACACCTTTAATGGTATCATTAAATAATCATTATTATAGATTATATTCGAGTATTATTAATTATGAAAAATATTTGAGAGATAATACAGATAAAGATGATAGATATATAACATCTGTATTGTGTTCAATAATGAATATAAAAGATAATATAACATTTGGAGATGTATTAACTGATACGTGTATATTAGTACTTGATGGAATTAATACTGAGATACAGATAAGAGAACCAATTGGGGGTTTTAAAAAAGAGTTTAATAAACTTTTTCTTATTTATAAATATAGGGATAGTTATGAACCGATTTTCTTGAATATTTTTGAGAACAATTATCCATTAATAGATCCATATAATATTTCATCGATATATGAAAAAACAATTAATAAAAAAATAAATAATCAGTTTGAAAGTATTCAAGATTTTCTTAAAAATATAATTAATAATATTAAAATACTACTAATAGATGGTAGGAAAAAGGAATATAAACAAATACCGGGTGGGTTAGAAATGATAGAAATACTTAAGAAAGTTAATATGCCTATAATATCGTGTATATATGATGATTATGGATTTGTAAGATATATAGAGACCCGAGATAATTGTTTAATACCAATAAAACCAAGTAGTTTAGAGATATTCAAAGATATTAAATCTAAATATATTTTACTTGTAAAAGAGAGAGTTTCATATGATATAGCTAATAATATATTGAAGATTATAGATAAAGAGATAAATAAGGATTTATATTTGGGATATTTAGATAATATACACGTGAATGTTATAGAATATTATGAAAAAGTAAAAGTAAAAGATAAAATTATAAGTAAACACGGTTTTTATATAAAAGAAATAGTGGTAAATGAAACATCTTTTATCCCAGTAAATAAAATACTTTACGATAAAAGATTACATCACGATATACTTTATAAAGGTGAATTATATGAAATAGATAGTTATATTTCAAAAAATGTTAAAATGATAGATAAGATGCAAGAACGTCTAATCATAAAAGATTATAAAGATGAAATATATCATTTATTATCAAGGAATATATATATATTATATCTGAAAGATAAAACATTACAAAAATATATAGAGGAAATTAAATCTTTAAGATTTATGAGAAATTATCATAAGGTAAAAAAGATATATAATATAATTAATAAATATATAAAGCTAATCTGTATTTTTAAAGATGAAGAATATGATACAAGTTTAAATGTAGTAACAAATGATAAAATAAATATATATAATATTGAGAACTTATCAAATGATAATCTTTATTATAAAATAATGATGAAGATATCATCATTATTTATAAATTATTCAAAAAGAGATTATAATCGTTTGATTAGTGGATATATAAATGAAGAGATCTTAGCTAAAAGTATTCAGGATGAGGAATTATATTTTAATTTTAGAGATATAGAAAGTTATGAGTATAAATATTTATTCTCTAATAAGAGTATATTTGTTAGGAAAGTTAATATCTTTAATGATAACATTACAAATGAACAATATGAAAAAATTAAAAAATTAAGAGATATAAAATATTCAAATGTGGAGTTTGAGAAAAAATATCCCAAAATAATAAATGAATATATTCATAAAAACGCATTAATATTAAAATATAATAAACTATCGAAATATGATATAATACAATTAGGATTAGAAGAACAAGATAAAATAGATGAATTAAAAAATAAAATAGAAGAATTAATTCATAAAAATGAAATTAAAGAATGGATTACAGATGAAAAAGAAATGAGTTTATTGGAGTTATTTAGAGGGTTTTTAGGAAATAAGATAAATGATAAGAACGATATATTAGAAATAATAAAAACAAACAAAATTACTATCCCCGAAGCATATCTTATATCTCATATTTTAAAGAAGGGTATTAATGTAATGATTTATAATAAAGATAGTACAATAGAACTTATGATAATTATTACACCATCTTGTTTAAATAGTAAATTAGAGGAAACAGAAATGATATCATTAATTCAATCAAATGAATTAGGATACATATCAATACGAAATGAATTACTATTTATGTTAGATTCATTTAGTAAGAAATATTATAATATATTGCGAAAACAACATAGAGTTATTTATGATAGTTTAAAAGCGAATACCACTTCTGTCAAAAAATAATCCAGGTCCTTGCCACGGAACATTATATTTAGCGATTGTTTGGTTATTATTCATAATGCAACTACTACTCTTTTCAGATGAAAAGTTAGAAGATGTCATATCCCAATTAATATCTTCTTTATTGCAAAATGAGGGTGCTAAAGCGGACGTAACATTTTGCGGAAGAAAACTCTTTACAAGACCATCGAGTCCATTCTCCTCATAATTTTTAATGGAATCATTTGACATATTAGATGGGAAATAATAATTAGAAAAGCTACTAATACTTAAAACACCATCTACATTAGCATCTTTATTTGGATATACATTAATAAGATCATATCCGGAATTATAATGATCATCTAATAATATTCTAATATTATCAGAGAATGTATCTTTATTATCCAAAATACCCATACGTATATTTGAATCCATTCTATCGTAACGATTAATTAATGTGGAGTTTGAAGATGTATCAATATGAATATAATTAATAAACATATTTTGATTATAATATACTAAATCCACAATTAAACTAACGGTATAATATTCTTTTATGTCTGTAATAGTAGTTTTTAGAATATATCTCCGATTATCTGATTCATCTATTTGTTCGTATACATTAGTTATCTGATTAATAGAAAAAAATGAGTTAGATATGTCGTGAACTGTTTCAAATATTTCCGTCAGAGATTTTTTTAGATAATTTTTCAAATCAGTTGGGATAGTATATTCGGTGTAATAATTAGTAATACATTTACCCTTTAGAGATATTTTTTTACCACTACTTATATTATGAAATAAATAGTATAATTTATTTTCGGGTTTAATAAATGAGTTCTTATCTTTATTAATAGTATCTGATAATGGTGATGGGTTTTTAAGCAAAGATAAATAAAAAATAATTACTATTAATATTGTTGTAATACCTAATATATGATTGAACTTTATTTCCATTATATAATCTAATATTAGATAATATTATTCATACACTTTATTTCGTTATTTGAGGATTTTCATCAATCACTTTATTGATAAACTTATAACATTCCAATAATTGAGCTCTATTCATACCACCTGTTATAATAATTTTTCCACTATTGAAAACGGCTATAGTAACTCGTCTACACAAAACAATACCATCACCTTTCCCATTACATTTTCTTTCACAATTACACACACCATTACATTCATTATTACTTGTATTGTAGAAATATTTGATATTTACTCCTGGATAAATACAGGGTTCAAAAGATGAAAACATATTCATATTTATCATTATCTCCTGAAGCATTTCTCTATTAATGGATTTTTTATAATCAAAATCACTATTGATTAGTGCGATTCTATAATTTTCAAACATATATTTATCATGTTTTTTTAAGAATATCTTATGATCATTTTTTTTATCTGTATCTTCAATAATTTTGATAAGTTCATTAATTACTTCTTCACCTTGTTTTTCTCTTTTAAGTCCTGTCATTTGGATTTTACCGTTATTAAATAGTTTAACATTAATTATTTTATTAAGAAAGAAATGAATTGTAGCCTGATTAAAGAATACATTATTTTTCTTATTATTTTTAGAACATCTTTTCTTTTTATAAGAAGTTCCTTTTCTAAGTTCTCCTTTTTCAATATAGGTGATTTTTTCACTGATTTCAATATTCTTAAAAACCAGCTCTAGATCAATAGGTGTATTGAGTTCAGCAATGCTCGTGATAACAGAAACCCGCAAGTTTTCCATAATTAAATATTTAACATATTTATTCATATATTTTGGCTTTAAATCAAATTTATGAATATTTTTTGAGTATGCGTTCAACATATCTTGTAAATCTTAATAGTTTATTCCTTGTGATTGTTTTGTTTATGTGTCTTACTAATTTTTTAACAGGGATATTGGGATTTAGTATTCTGTAATTTAAATAAAGAATAGACCAAGTAACACACATTCCACTATATGCGTCTATCTTACTTTGTAAACCATTGCGAGGTTCATAATCTTTTGGAGATATTATTCTATAATTGGGAAAATATTTTTTTGCGAACTTTTTAACACCGGTAATACTTTTAATATAAGCCCTAGATATGCTCCATTGACTATCTTCATGATAACCGTGAGGTTCAAAATGTTCGATAGTTTTTTTTTCACTATCAAATATTATCATATTTGCGTGTTTTCCATATTCAGGTGTTTCAAGAGAGAAATTAACTGGAATTATCCGGTGTGTTTTTATACAACTTTTTATCTTTTTAATAAACTCATTTATATTGATATTATTATCTACCGGTCTTATAGACTTAATATCATCATTATTTACAAACTCGATTAACAAAAAAGCTTCCATCCAAGATTGACTTACATTTGGTATGCAAACTAATTTTCTAAAATGCTTATTGTAGTTTAATAAAATCTTAAAATATCCAAATGTATTTGAGAATTCTAGATAATTATAATTTATATTTCCTAAACTCGCAAGACTACCTTTACTAATTTCTTTTGAGAATGGAACATCAATTATCTGATTCTTATTTTTTGTAAACTTTAATTTATTTGTCTTTTTTGTAAACTTTAATTTATTTGTCTTTTTTGTTATTTTATCGCGCATATATATATATATATATTAATTATTTAAGAAGATTAAGATATTAGTAATTATGGTTGCATTCAAAGATGTTAATGAATTAGAATCTTATTTAATTATAAATGAAATCGAAGATATTAATATTCATTATCTTGATGATAATTTAAATACTCTATTACATTATCCGCAAAAATTAGACGTTATGAGAGAACTTATAAGATTAGGTGGTGATAAGGAAATACGTAATGTAACGGGTGTAACACCCATAATGAAACAATATAGTTTAGAAACTATTAAATATTTATATGAATTAGGATGTGATATAAATAAAAGAGATCATTTTGATTTCAATATTTTTCATTGGCCAAAAGAATGTGAATGTCTAAAATATCTTTATGATAAAGGTGTAATGCTTTATGATTATAATGTTATGTATAGACCAAAAGATTACAAATATACATTTGAGAGTAATATATTACTTATCAATGGTGGATTTGATCCGTATAATGAATCATATTTTTCTATACCCGGTATATTCTTACAAAAAGATTTGAGTACTATAGAAGAATATTTCATCTTAAGGAACAAATACTTTTATGAGTTTAGAGATTTATGGGATATGTGTCACGAAACTCTCTTATTCAAACCTTGTATAAATACTCATATCATAAGGATATATTATTACTATGGAGAAAATATTAATCATACAAACTTCTTTGGAAATAATGCTTTGTATGTTCATCATGATATAGATATAATAAGAACTCTTTTAGAATGTGGTATAAATTATAAACATAAGAATAATTTAAATCTTAAAGCACTGGATTTACATAGAGAAAAAAATAATATAGATGTATATAATTTACTTCTACAATGGGAAAAGTGTATAATAATACAGAGAAACTATAGGATATGGAGATTTAAAATAAATTACATTCCTCCAAAATATTACAAAATAAAAAAAGATTTACTTTTAGAAATAATGTATTCACCTCCTACTAATGTATATAGGGGAGGGATAGAATATCATAATTCCTTAAAACACTTTACAGATATTAAGCAGATGTATCTGTAACCTCTTCAGCTGTCTCATCGGGAGTGGTGGGAGCATCAGCAGTTGTTTCCTCGGGGGCAGAAGTCTCCTCGGGGGCAGAAGTCTCCTCGGGGGCAGAAGTCTCATCAACAGGAGAAGTCTCATCAACAGGAGAAGTCTCATCAACAGGAGAAGTCTCCTCGGGGGCAGAAGTCTCCTCGGGGGCAGAAGTCTCCTCGGGGGCAGAAGTCTCCTCGGGGGCAGAAGTCTCCTCGGGGGCAGAAGTCTCCTCGGG